ATTCACTCCTAAGTTGTTGCGACTGTCACAGTACCCAGTGTAATGCCTAACGCCAAATTATTGGGAGTCAACCCGGCGTCATTGGCTCTACTCCCACCTACTGGTGCCCACCCCCACTGGATAATTCGACTACCCCCAGAGGCATCACCACTACCTAACGGTCCACTGCCCGAATCAATTTGCAATCCGGTATAACCCGCCTGAAGATACGTCGTATCAGGTCTTGGATTGCGCAACGCTTGTGGGTCGTCCACCGGATACATACCCAACTGCAACTGCGGTTGATCTGGTTCCCAACATGTGGGGCAAACCAAGATGTTTGTGTTCTTCGTTTTGATGACGATTTCCCGCAACTCTTTCAGTTGGTACTGAAACCCGCAACGATCACATTCACAAATTGCCCATTTACCGGAAGCAAACTTAGTAGGCATGCTTCACCTCAATAGAACATAGTCCGTGGCGCAATCCGCAAAGACGCTTTTTCGCGGTCTTCGCTCGACGCCAAGGCCCATTGCTCTTCGTAAGCCATTTTCAACATCTCTAGGCGCGGCAGAGCATCGGGAAGTTTCATTGCGAGGTAATACGCCAGCCCTGCCACTAAGCAAGGCAGCATACGGAAGGGGATGTCTTGGGTGCTTATACCTGTCCCCGCGTCTTGAATCCGACGCAGTCTCCAGTACACAAAGGTGTAGAAGTTATCTTGGTCTGGCGCAGGCCAGACGTTGATGTTGGGCGGGTTGACCCCAGTAAGCGGATTTGTCGTGTTTGGCTGGTTGCCGTTGATTGGGTACGTTGCACCAGACTGGCGATTGATCCACACCTGAATAGGACGCCCTTGAGCGTTCTTATTAGGGATAGTAGAGTAGGTATCTACGCTGATGCGACTAATGTTGATGTCTGTCTGTCCTACCCCAGTCTGGGTCCGAATGACATGGTCAAGAAGGTCAATTGTGTCCACGGGCAAGGAGTACGTAATCGTCCCCTGCGTCATAGCAATCTGACCCTGCTCAATAGTCCACAGATTGATGCCTCGGTTAGCCCACTCAATTGTTAGCAAATTGAGCGAACGGCGTGCCGTGCGCATATCGTAACCAGAACGCAACTCAAGCCCGCACCGCTCAAACGCCTCTTCAACAAGGCTATTGAGGTCGAGATTAAAAGAGTTGGTACCAGACGTTGTCATTTGCCTACTTTCCTATGTGGAGCAACCTTTTTAGCCACGCTTTTAGGTTGAGCCACAAACTGTTTGCCTTGGGCTTTACCTGCTCGTTTGGCTCGGGTTGTTGCGGCGTACTCGGCAGAACTGAGGGACTTGATTGCTTTTTTCGGGAGGTAGCGTTCGCCCGTGGCGTTTGGACCTTGCGTCGAGGGCTTACCGCTTTTGGTTCGCCACTCTTGTTTGGTCCACGCTTTGAGACTTTTTTGGCTTTTGGAGAGTCCACTCACTTGTACCCCCCGCCAGCCTTCTTGTACTTCGTAGCCAGCATCTGTGCCTTTCTCGCACTCCACTGACCCGGAGCACCCCCCTTACCTCCAGCCTTAACCTGCTCGAACAACTGCTTGCGCATGCCGGGTTTTGTGTAGTTGCCTGCCTCGTTGACACGAGACTTAACCTTGCCGCCTTCGGCGTACATGGTGACCTCATCCGGATTGTCTTTCCGTTTGATGGTCTTGGCTTTCGGCATCTTTGAGGGGCGTACTGCCCCCATGCCCCGGCTCGGCATCATGTTAGGACTTCCCGCCCTTAGCCATCTTCACTTCCATGCCACGAGTCTTGCCTTTCATAGCAATACCGTCGGCACGCTTTGATGCGCTTCCCATTGCTGGTTTGCCAGTTGGAACTTTACCCATGCTTGAAGCCATTTTGGACTTTGCCATACCACCGCCAGCCATCATTTTGGCTTTGGCCTTGGCTGCACCGCCTTTAGCCATTGCGCCTTTGCCATCCGCCGCAAACGTTGGGACTTTCTTGCCATCTTTCATGGTCATGGGCATGCCACCAGCCGCATAGCCTTTTTTCATCATGCCGCCACCAGCAGCCATTTTTGCTTTCATCATTTTCACTACTCCTTGTACAAGTTGTTGAAGGTTACCTCCGGGTCCATGTACGAATCGTCTTGCTCCGCACAATGAATCCATTGGCTGGGTCTAAAATCGGGCGCTCCTTCTCCAGTTACCCAGTAGGCTGGGCTGGTAACTCGCACTCGATTGTTAGGTAACGCCACTATATTCCCTGTCCATTTTCCTGCATCTGTCAACATCAACACATGACTTTGTTTATGCTGCGATGGGTCTTCTGCAACCTCACTCTCAGCATAATCTACTGTAAACAAATACCGCCCCGTGTGAAACTCATTGTTAATTTTGCACAGCCAAGGGGACGGCTGCGCTCTTTGAAACTTAACAATACCGTGGTTGTACGAACTACAGTCCCAAGGCTGCGCCAAATGGGTTTGCATACGTTCAGGCCATTGCTCAAGCGGTATGTCCCCAACCAAAGCGGTAATCGGCATCCTTGCCCACATCGCACCGCCATGAACGTTGGGTTGACTCCCATCGTCTGCTTCGCACCCCGTAAAAATGACTTGGAAACTAAGGCACCGATCAGGAATAGTCGTGACAGCCACTGCCAACGCATGCACATACTCTCCGTGATAATTCTGGTGTCCATTAGTGAACTCTTTCCTCACCCAGCATTTGAAATACGGAATGTTGCTCGTCAAGTACATCAGCACATCTTTCCACGGGTCTTACCTCGTTGGGCTATGCCGTCAGCACGTTTAGAAGCGGAACCGCCGGAGGCCATTTTTTTAACTTTGCCCCCCTTTTTCATTGCGGGTTTTGCAGCAGCCGTAGCCTCTTCAACCGGGGTCATAGGAGTGCCATCTTTTTTCCGCTTGCGGTTGTCAGCCAACATGCCGGGAATAACGCCCATACCGTAACCCATGCTGTCGGTCAGTTTCCCAAACGCACCGCGTCCAGTAGCCATGCCATAAACAGGAGAAATCGAACCTAGTAGGTCTTTGCCTTTCATTTCACACCATCCTTCCACGAGTTTTGCCGCGCACTGCACAACCATCAGCACGTTTGGAAGCGGAGCCTCCAGCAGCCATCTTTTTGACCTTGCCGCCCTTCTTCATACCTTCCAGCCCTTCGTAGTTACGCGCAGCCTCGGGTACAGATTCACGCAAGCGTTTGGCTTCACGTTGTTCGTCGCGGGCCGATTTAGCCATTGTGGTAGAAATCTTGGACAAAAAGTCCTTTTCGCCCTCGATGCCACGTTGCATCATCTCGCGGGCTTTATCTAGTTTGGCCTGTTCTTTCTCCGTAGGCTTACGGTACTTCATGCGGTTTTCATCAGCCATGTTCAAGTCCTCTTTTCTTTACGCAGATCGTCGATCTTCGCTTCAAGTCGAGAGATTCCCGCATCAAAGCGTTCCATAATTTTTTCCATGTCACGGTGCACTTCAGCACGAGTGATGTGGTCACGAGCAACTTCTTCCCGGGTCTTGTTTAACAAGATACCGAGACGATCTAATTCGTCAAACTTACCTTTGAGTAGGAAGGCCATGATGCCAACAATCGAGGTAAGTATGATGTTCCATACCATCATCTCCATTACCACTTCACCTTATCTGCCCAGTACGCCGCACTCATCTTGCCTTTAGCAATGTTTTTCGCGTGACGTGCTTTAAATGATTTACGCTTTGCCTTCATACGAGCAGACTCGCCCGATTTGGGCGCTCCTGCCGTACCAGACAAAGTTCCAACTTTTTTGCCCTGCTGACCAAACCGAATGACTTTCTCTTTGCCCCCTTCACACGCTTTGACGATGTGCGATTTTTTAGGATGCGTAGGCGTAGACCGTGGCTTATTGCACGGCATCGCTTTCTTAGAGACTAGTTTGGTAGCCATGTCGATCACCCATAAATCAGAGTAATCGAAGTGGTGTCGGTCACTGTGCCATGCAGAGCGTTGTCTGCAAGGATGCCTTCACCGGGGATAGGGATGATGGTGTAGCCAGCAGTGCTGCTTGCAGCCGTATTAACGGTCATCAAGACTTTGCCAGTTGAACCGTTACGGATAACGACAGAACCCGCACTGTTACCGTTGACCGCATAAATAGATTTAACACGAGCACGCCCAATAGCGAACCCGTTTTGGTCTAAAAAATTGCCGGTTGATGTCAGCGGCTGTGACGCTAGTACGTCATATTGCATAGTAGCCATTAACTTTCCTTTCCTGTGTCGGGTAGGTCTTGTCGATCTAATTCGGTCAACAAAACATCTACCATTGCTATTGCTCCATTAGCCTGTTGGATAAGGTCCAGATACTTTTGCCGTTGCTCAAGTGCCTGATTCCTTAAACCCAACAGGTAGTCTTTGTCTAACGTAGCCATTAGGCGTTGAAGTTAGCAGCAGTAGCAGCCAGCAGGTAGTAATCGCTACCAGCAATCTTTACTCTCAGAC